GCATGTTCCCTAAGTACGATCAGTCAGAAGCCAAGCGCGGAGTTAAATACTCGACCAGTCCTTCAAAGCCTAATAAGCGAGGCTTCGTATCTTTAGCGCGAATTATTAACTCATCAGCCGGTGGAGCGATCTACGAGACAGCAGGCCGCAAGAACCCTAACGGTCAGCCAACCTTCCAGCGCACTAAGTTCACACCTGCTTCTTACCGCGAGGACGGCCGAGGCTATAACAAGTCTCTAAACCCTAACGCTGGTAAGCAGTTCCTAGCGCGTGCTAACGCCACAGGCGAACTAGTTAACGCTCGACCAAGACAACAAGGCCAAGCAGGTCGATCAACTCGCAAGATGACTGGTCGCGCCATATTCAGAGCATTCGCAGAGGATCAAGGCAAAGTCACGGCAGCGATCGTTAAGGCGATCGGCAGTTCTGCTATTGAGTTCAAAGCAAAGACTAAGGTGAAATAATGGCCGATCTAAAGATAGATATTGCTTCGGTATTCTCTGGCAAGAAAGCCTTCCAAGATGCCGCCAAGTCAACCCTTAGCCTTAACTCTCAGGTTAAGACACTCGCTAAGTCTTATGTAGGTTTATTTACCGTTCAGCGTTTAGGTCGCGCTGGCTTCAATGCCGCTAAAGCCTTTGCTGAGGATGATAAAGCCGCCCGACTATTAACCCAGTCGTTAGATAATCTTGGTCTAGCCTTTGCGGATCCGTCAGTTAAAAACTTTATAGCTGATCTAGAGAGACAATTCGGTGTCCTTGATGACCAGTTGAGACCAGCCTTCCAGCGCCTATTGACCACAACTGGATCAGTTAGTGAAGCGCAGTCATTACTTAAAACGGCGCTAGATCTTTCAGCAGCTAGTGGTGCGGATGTCGTATCGGTGGCTGGTGATCTTTCCAAGGGTTATGTAGGGCAGACCCGTGCCCTGGCTAAATATGGTATCGGATTAACACAGGTTCAACTCAAAGCTATGTCCTTTGAGGAAGTCCAGACAAGAATTGACGATCTATTCGGCGGTCAGGCTACTGTTGCTGTCGATACCTACGCTGGCGCAATGCAGCGCTTGTCGGTTGCATCTAATAACGCTAAAGAGATAATCGGCGGTGGATTACTTGATGCGCTTGCAGCCCTTGGCGGTGGCGGCGAAGGTGGACTAACTAACACTCTAATGTTAATAGAAAAGACCTCAACAGCCTTAGCAACCTTTGTTCGCAAGTTTGGGGTTGGATTAGGAATTAGCGGCAAGATTCTTACAGGTGATTTTAGTGGCGCTCAGGCTTTAGCAACAGCAGAAAAAAACCGAGGCAAAGACATGTCTGGGTTAACTCCTACAATTAAGGCTGAACTAGCCAAGGCGGCTGCTGAGAAAGCATCAGCTAAAAACCGCGCTGTTCTAGTTAAAACAACCAAGGAACAGACCAAGGCGATCAAAGAACAAACCGCGTTAACCAAGGCTGGAACCCTATTCGATATTCAGCAGACACAAATTATTGCAGCCCTAAAGGGTGAGGTATCGGCTGAGGAACGAAAGCGTTTAGAATTACAATTAGCGATCCTAACTGGCAATACAACCGAGGCATCTAAACTGGCTGGCGAAATTGCCAAGGCTCAAGGATTATCACAACAACTAGCTGCTTACCTAGCCAGCGTTCCTGATGCCAAGAATCCATTCACAGCCTGGAAGTCATACCTAGATATGATCGAGTCTCAAGTTGCTCGCATTGCCGCTGGTAATGTGCAAGCGGTTCCGACATCGATGGCATCAGGTTATGGCGTAACTGGTACTCAATACTCATTGCCACAGGGATCTCAATTCACTAGCGCCGCTGGCGTAGATGTAACCGTCAATGTTAACGCGGGATCGATTATCGCTCAGGAAAGTCTGAACGATGTAATCCGCGACAGCCTATTAAACGATTCGTTACAAGCTAAGTTTGCTGCCATATTCCGTCAAGGTGGATCTTTCGGACCATGACCCTGCCAGCTCAGATAGCCGTATCCTTCGACTTCACATCAGGCGCTACCTTTGGGTATCCCTTTACTATTGGTGATGAGAAGTACGGCGTTCTTGGAACGGGCACATTGGCTTCGACAACAACACCAGAACCTACAGTTGACCTAACTCCTAATGTTAGACAGATCAGCATTAAGCGCGGTCGCAACATTATGCGCGATACATACGAGGCTGGCACTTGCACCGTTCGAGTGATCGATCCAGACGGTGCGTTTAATCCTCAAAATGTTAACTCACCTTACTTTGGTTTTCTAACTCCACTTCGCAAGTTGCGCGTATCGGCAACAGTCGGAGGAGTTGGTTACTTCCTATTCTCTGGTTATACAACCGAGTATAAGTACACCTACCCGCAAGGGCAGGAAATAGGGTATGTGGACATAATCTGTTCCGACGCTTTTAGACTCATGCAACAGGCTGGGATAACCACAGTAGCTGATGCCACGGCTGGACAAGATACTGGAACCCGTATTAACCGCATCCTATCTCAGGTGCAATTTCCTAATTCGATGCGTACGATCGATACGGGCAACACGACCTGTGTGGTCGATCCTGGCACATCACGCACAGCGCTAGATGCCCTAAAGAACGCTGAGTTTAGTGAGCAGGGCGCTTTCTTTATCAACTCCGAGGGAACCGCGATATTCCTAAACCGCAATAATGTAATCAAGAAGTATGGCGAGACTCCGATCGAGTTTAACCAGACCACTGGCATCCCATATAGCAACCTGACCTTTGCGTTCGACGATAAGTTAATTATTAACAGCGCGGGCATGACCCGCGTGGGTGGGACTCAGCAGGTGTCGGAGAACTCAGCATCGATCGCCAAGTACTTCCCTCACCAGTTAAATGAATCTAACTTGGTAGCCCAGACTGATGCGGACACCTTGAACATTGCCAAGATCTATGTAGCAACGCGAGCTGAAACGACTATTCGCATTGATGCCATGACGGTCGATCTACTAGATCCAGATGTTCCCACCGCGACCATGCTTGCCCTGGACTACTTCTCAAATCTAAAAATTACTAATGTCCAGCCCGACGGATCAACCATTGTTAAAACATTACAGACCCAGGGACTTTCATGGAATATAACGCCTAATGCCATGAGCGTAACTGTAACGACTCTGGAACCTATTGTTGAAGGTTTCATTATTGGGTCGGCTGTATCAGGTATAATCGGCACATCTATCATGGCGTACTAGGAGATATAAATGGCAACAGGCTTTCCAGCAAGCACAGGCGATGTTCTATCAGCAGCCGCTTTTAACGGCTTGGTGGCGTTCTCATTAAACGCCCAGACTGGCACAACTTACACAACAGTCTTGGCGGACTCTTATCAAATGCTAATTACCCAGTCTAACGCCTCAGCAAACGCAATTAAGATTCCAACTAACGCATCCGTGGCACATCCTATTGGAACGGTAATAACCGTCCTAAATATAGGCGCTGGGCTTTGCACAATTTCAGCAGTAACTAGCGGAACTACAACAATTCTTTCAGCGGGTGCGACAGCGGCAGCTCCAACCCTTGCTCAATATAAGTCTGCGGCATGTATTAAAACTGGCACAGATACTTGGTATGTCGTAGGGGCTATTGGGTAATGCTTAACAATATCTCATCAGTTTTAGCTGAAGGGGCTTTGCCAAAGACTTCATCTATGAATTACCTGGTGGTCGCTGGTGGCGCAGGCGGTGGCGCTCGCGCTACCCAGCGCGCAGGCGGCGGTGGTGGTGCTGGTGGTTTGCGTTGCACAGTTACAGCTACTGGCGGCGGTGGAACACTTGAAAGTGCATTATCAGTTAGCGGTGGATCGAGTTATACCGTAACTGTAGGCGCAGGCGGCGCTGCGACTGGAACTTATGCAATAGGTGGAAATGGTGCCAACTCAGTCTTTGCGACAATAACTTCAACAGGCGGCGGTGGTGGTGCTTTTGACTCTGGCGCTACTGGTGGCTCTGGCGGTGGTGGTGCTGGTGGTGGTAGCGGTTTAGGAGCTGCTGGAACTGCTAATCAAGGTCGCGCAGGCGCTAACGGACAAGGTGGAGATCCAGGTTATGGCGGCGGTGGTGGCGGCGGTGCTAACACAGCAGGTGGTACTCCAACAACAGTTACAGGCGGCGCTGGCGGCGCGGGAGTAGCAACTACAATTTCAGGATCATCAGTAACTTACGCTGGCGGTGGTGGCGGCGGAATCGTTACTGGTGTTGCGGGTTCAGGCGGTTCAGGTGGTGGAGGCGCTGGTAAATCAGGCAATGGCAATGGCGTAGCAGGAACAGCCAACACTGGCGGCGGTGGTGGAGGCGGCGGTGCTGAATACGGTGGTAACGGTGGTTCAGGTGTTGTGATCTTGCGTTACGCGGATACATTCGCTGATCTAACTTCTATCAGTGGTGGTCTTACTTTTACAAAGACAACACCCACAGGATTTAAGGTTTATACATTCACAGCAGGAACGGGAACGGTGACTATTTAATGGCTCACTATGCGTTCCTTGATGATAACAATGTTGTGACTGAAGTTATTGTTGGTAAAGATGAACATGACCTAATCGAAGGATTAGATCCTGAAACTTGGTACGGTAATTTCAGAGGACAAACCTGTCTGCGTACTTCTTACAATGGCAAGATCCGCTATAACTACGCGGGAATTGGTTTCACTTACGATCCTATCGATGATGCTTTTATCGCTCCAATTCCGTGCGGTCATGATGAACTATTGCTAAATGAATTAAAACGATGGGAGTGTGTAACCTGTGAAGCCGAGACTAAGCAAAGCAGCAATACAACTTCGTGAACAGTTCGATGACTGCTTCGGCGATCGTGATCGTACCTCCGACGGCTGGATCGGCGATAGTCGGCACTCAGCTCGTAAGTCTGACCATAATCCAGATGAGCAGGGCTGGGTTCGTGCCATCGACATTGACCGCGATCTATCGGGAAAACCAAAGCCTGACCTCATGCCCGATGTGGCAGATCAACTTCGTACACTGGCGAAGTCTGATAAACGCATCAGTTACATTATCTTTGATGGCAAGATCGCAAGCGCCAAGAGTGCGTGGCGCTGGAGAACTT